GCTCGAGGAACGGCGTGCCGGTCAGGTTGATCGCATTGCCGCCGCCGCTCAACAGTGCGCTCGAAAGGCTCAGCGTGTCGGTGCCCACCAGCAGCACCGGCCCGTAATAATTCGGGTTGACGAAGGTCTGCTCGCGGCCGTCGCCATAGAGCCGAATCCCGCCGTGGGTAAACACCAGCGGCTTGCTCAAGAGATAACACTTGGCGGGAGTGCCGCTGGTCGTCCCCTGGGTGGCCGGCAGGTAAACCGGATTGGTGCCGTCATTGCCATTGTTGGGCTGCGCGTCGATCGCCGTCTGGATCGCGGCGTCGTCGGGCGGCCCGCAATTGCCGGTGGCGCCGAAGCCCACCACGTTGGCGGTCGGGATCGCGATAGGCGTGCACATCCACTGCCCCGCGACCCCGATTGCAATCGCGCCGGCGCCGCCGCCTTTGCAGGGGGTGCCCGGCGAACCGTCGTTCAGGTAGTAGACTTGACCATTAGTTACGGTGGCCGGGAGCTGCGAAAAGCTGAGATGCACCAGTTGCGGGGCAATCGGCGTGCTGCCGCTGAAGCGATTATTGATCGCCTGCCGCATATAGTAGCCGCCGTTGGTCGGCTGGCCGGGCTCGACCGCCCCGCCCGGCCCGAAGTTCGGAATCGGCTGATAGGGTTGGGCATGCGCGAGTCCGCAAAAACCCAGCGCGAGCATCACTATAACTAAGATCTTTAAATCGCTCCGCTTACGCTCCGCTGTGCGCACGTCGCAGACTCCTTTGCTCGGCTCCACTTCGTTCCGCCTAGTGTGTTAGTACCCCAATGCCCGCCAGCCGATTCCGTACACCACCTGGCTGAAGGTCGACGGCGTCGCCTGCCACCCCAGCAGCAATTGATTGGTCAGTGTCGCGAACGGCGCAATCGGCAGAATCGTGGCCGAGTCGAGAAACAGATTGGCGCTCGGCGCGCTGCTATTCATCGCGATATAGGGGAAAATCACCCAGCACGCGGTGGTGAATGCCAGCGGAAAATTGAAGGTGATCAGCGCCTGGTTATTGGCATTAATCGTCGGCACCGCGCTCGCCAGAATCATCCCCCACTGCTCGACGATATTGATCTTGCCGAGGTTGGCGTCCTGGCTGGTCAGCCTATACCATCCGCTGGTGCCGACGTTCGACGTCGCCTGCACCAGGTTGGCCTTCAGGTAATTGATCTTGTTCAGCAGAAACTGATGCGGCTGGTTCTCGACCCCGATGCCGCTGAACGACGCGCCGCTGGCCGCCCCTTCGGCTTCGTCGGTCTGCTGGATTTCGTACACGTCGCCATCGGCCCAGACGTAAGCCGGATTGGCGGTCAGATAAGTCGAGCCGGTGGGATTACTCACTCCCGTCTCCCTGGTCTCAGATTTTTATTTGCTCCGCTTACGCTCCGCATGCGCACGTCGCAGACTCCTTGTGAACGCACCTCGCAGACTCGTTTGCTCGTTTCGCTTCGCTCCACTGGTGTGCTCGGCTCCACTTCGTTCCGCCTAGTGTTCAGTATCCCGTCGCCCGCCAATAGAACGTTCCATAATAAGTGTCCCAGTCCTCACCCTTCAAAAGAATCTGCGCCTGCGTCAGGCTCGGCGGCCAGACTACATCCCAGTGAGTATCGGTGCCGCCGAACGGGTCGGCGCTGAACGGGCCGAAGGGATTCTTGAAAGTGGAAATGTTCGCCAGCGCAAACGACACGTTGAAGCTCCACACCGCAGTCGTGAACGCGATCGGAAACGTGACTGCCAGGGTAGCGGTTAGCTGGCTCTGGCCTGGGCCGGGCGGCGGCCCGCTCTGCGGCCCCGATTGCACGATTTGCCCCATTGAATCGTCGGCCGGATCAGGCCGGCGTTGGTGTCATTGTCGGCGAATTGATACCAGCCGCTGATACCAACATCCGAGCTGCCCTGCACCGATGCTTTTTTCAGGTAGCCGATTTTGTTCAGCAGCACCTGGTGCGGCTGATTCACCACCCCCTGCCCGCCGAACGACGCCCCGCTCGCCGCGCCCTCAATCGTGTCGGTCTGCGGAATCTGGTAGACGTCGCCATCCGCCCAGACATAACTGGGATTCGCCTGCAGATAGATGGTCCCGGTGGGGTTCACTAGCGGAGCGCCTCCTGGCGCGCAGCGAGCAAACGAGTCTGCGAGGTGCGCACAGCGGAGCGTAAGCGAAGCGATTTAAAAATCTGCGTCATTCGTCGCACTCGCTATCCTGCTGCTCCAACTCTTCAATCTTTCCGCTCATCATCTCGCTCACTTCGATCAGCGGCTGGTTGATTGAGATTTGCCGGCTCAGCAAATCAACCTTGTCGCGGCACAGAATCAGAAACTCAATCATCTCCCGGTCATCCATCGTTGGTCTTCTCCCAAGTGGCACAGGCTTCAGCCTGTCTTCTAGCGGGTACGTCCAAACAATTCCAAGCGTCACGCCGATGCAGAAAACTCCTATGGCTCCTATGAGGATTACAAAGAGGGTCACATGCTCACCGTATACGTCCCCGAGAACGTTGCCCCGCCCGTACAAGGAAAGCTCGGCACCAGCAGATGCGAAAACATCGGGGTGGGCGCGGTATGCAATGCCACCAGCGTCCACACCAGCGGCGATAGGTCATTGGTGGTTGCGCTGAGCGTCGTCGCCCAGGTCGGCGCCGATCCGCCGGAAGTCCCGGCCGTGGTGCATCGCTGGATATTGCCGTTGGAATCGACAATCAGATTGCCGACGCTGTAGGCATGCGACGACGCCCAGGAGGCGAAGGTCGTGCCCGCCGCCGCCGGGAAGTTCGCGCTGCCGGTATTGCCGAAGAAACCAATCTCGGTAATCGTCAATGGATTCGCTGCATAGTCAGTGGCGGTCAGTGCGTAGGCGATTTGCACGCTCCCCGATGCCACTCCGCCGCTCGGCCCGATCGTCACCGTGCCGGTCGCTTTGTAATAGGCCGGATTGGCGGTGAGCCCGGTATCGCCCATCGCCGGCGCCGTGCTGCCGGAGCCGAAGCCCACCACCGCGACGTACTCGCCGCTGGTGGTGCCGCCGGCCAGGCTCGCCAAAGCGACCAGCCCCGAGGTGACGACCAGATTCTCGCGCTCCCAAAGGAGCTTGCCTTCGCCCTTGCGCCAATCACCTTCGTAAAGTCTGACTATGCCGCGGGGAGTCTTAAACACTAGCGAAGCGCCTCCTGGCGCGAAGCGAGCAAAGGAGTCTGCGACGTGCGCACAGCGGAGCGTAAGCGGAGCGATTTCTAATGACTGATTGCATTCCCATTCACTATCACCGGCCCGTCGGACACCGCCGGCTGCGTCCCTCCGTATGTCACGCTGCTGCCGAAGTAATACTCATTGTTATGGAAGGGCACGATCGTCTTGGTATCGGTCAGCGGCGCGAATTGTCCTGCCAGGAAATCGCTCACCGCCGGCGCCAGGATATCCACCTGGGCAAAGATGCTGGTTAGGAAGTCCGTAATCGGCGGAATCAGCGTATCGCTCAGATTCAGGGTGAATTGCACCAGGTCGAGCCAGCTTCGCGCCGGCTTCCAGTAATTCGCGATCGCGGTGATGCGCTGCAGCAGGGTGCTCAGGTCGGTCCCGCCCGGCACCGTGGCGAGGTCAATCAGGATGCGGAATACCGCCCATCCTTCGTTGGCCGGCCACGAGCTGCCACCCCAGCTATTCTGCCCCTCCAGGATTTGCGCGTTGGGATAGCCGAGCCCGGCCAGCGCCTGCTCCAGCGCGCCCTTGGTCCCCATGATCGAATGCAACTGGGTGCTGAGCAGAATCAGCGCGCGGTACTGGGCAAAGCGCAGCGCCAGCGGTTCGTTGCCGCCGCCGCCCTGGGTGATGCTCGCCAGGTATTGCAGCAGGTCGGTATTGGTCAGCGAGTCGGGCGATTGAATCTGGTCCCAGTTAGCGAAGTCCAGATTGACCAGCTCGGTCGCCACCGGCAGGAGCAAGGGATTGAGCACGTCCCATTGCCAGGCCATCGGCAGCACGGCGGAATCGACCAGCGACGCGATCCGGTAGACCAGGATTGACGAGACATCAATCTTGCCGGCGCCGGGCGTGTCGGCAGTCGCTCCTATCGACGGGTCCTGCAGCCGCTCAATCAATTGAAGCAGCGCCTGCGCCCGCTTGTCAGTGGCGATGCTCGGCTGTAACTGCAGTTCAGCCATTGACCGCCTTCCAGGCGCCCGAGTCGAGCCGCATCACCAGTCCCTTCTTCTGCAGCGCGAGGCACAGTTGATAGACCGATTGGATACTGGTGCAGCCCACCTCTTTGTAAATCTCTTCGCTCGTCACTCCCTGATGCGAGTTGCGAATCATCTCCAGCGCCTTCGCCTCGAAGCTCTCCGCGCGCGGCTCCTTTTTTCCGTTGCTGTCGCTGAAAGCGACAGGCTTTCCAGCCTGTCTCTTCTCTCTACCGCTCGCTCCCTCCTTTGCGGGAGAGGGAAGGGTGCTGCCGTTCGCTTGCGGCGCGCGTGCAGATATCTGCGCGGCTTCACCACCGCCCATCACCCGCGCCAGCTCCGCGCGCACGGTCTCCATGGCTGCCGAGATCGCGGCCGCATCACCCTCAACCTGGAATGCTACTAACGTCATCCTCGCCAATCGTTTCCCCCTTTTTATAATCGCTCCACTTCGTTCCGCTGTGCGCACCTCGCAGACTCGTTTGCTCGCTCCGCGCGAAGACGCGCTCCGCTAGTGTTCACGAATGCTCACTTCCGATCGCTTGCGTGAGAGTGATTGCCGTGCAGTTTGCCCACTGGCCAGGTGTTAATTGTTGGTACGCAGGCTGGGTCAATTGTACCCGGTAAACGCCAGGCGCACTGCCGATCGCCGCGATAAATTCCTCCGGCACGATATCCCGCTGAATCCGGCTCGCCAGGTTCTGCGCTAACTGGGTGGCAGCAGCGCTCGCCGCCGCCATCGCAGTCGCCGGGTCCGCGTCGGAATACAGCGTCACTGTCCCCACCACCGTGTAATTTATTTCACTGACCGCGAGGGTGTTCACTGTATCGGTCAGCGGCCGAATCGAATCCGCATTCACCACCCCCTGCACCTTCGCCAACAGCGCCGACGAGGCGATTGCGGCGTTGTTCGGCGCGCTGGCCGGCTGCGTTATCGGCCCGGTCAGCACCACCACGTTCACCGTCCCCGGCACCGGCGAGTAAACCAGCACGTCGATAATCGACGGGTCGGCGCTCAGCGCCCAGAAACGATAGGCGCCCACCGGCCCGGCAACGCTGAAGCGGTTCGGCGCCGCCTGAATCCGGTCCCGCAGATGCGCATCGGTTTCGATCGGGCTGCCGCCGCTGGTGACCGTGATATTGGTGACTGCCGAGACCAAAGTGTTCGGATTGAGCTGGACGCTGACTTGCCCCACCGCGTAGCCGTTCGAGCTTGAGGTCCCGCTGTCCGGTGTGGTGCAGGTGGCGAAGACCGTCCCGATAGTCGCGCCGGCGGGAATCGTCAGCGCCGATTGCGTGGCGAAGGCGAATTGCCCGTCCTGCGTCCCGACCAAAGTTCCGGCCGGAATAACCACGCTGCCCGGCTGCACCGCCTGCAAGGTGAATTGCAGGGTGCAGGAGGCGCCCTGCGCCGACAAGCGCGTCACCCCCAGCAGCTCGCCCAGGTAATCGAGCATCGGATAGGTGGCGAACGCCACCAGGCATTGCAGCGCCGCGTACTGGATCGCATTGCGCACCAGCGATTCGCGGTAGGCATAGAGGTCGATTAGCAACTGCTCGACCTGCGCCGGATACAAAGTGCGGCCCGCCAGCGACTGAAACGAGGCCACCATATCATTGAGCACGGCGGTCGGATTCAGCCCGTCCGCATCGTTGACGAATTGGGGCACCGGCAGCGTGACAATCCCGGTCGGCAGCGAGACCACTTCGAGCACTGCGACGCAGGTCCAGGAGCCCGAGCCGTCATTGACCGCGGCGCCGAGGACCCGGCCGAAGACCGGCGGGATCGCGCCGGTCGAAGTGCCGGTCGCCCCCGACCATTGCTGCACGTTGCCGTTGGGGTCGATGATTACCTTCCCCGCGGCGACGGGCGTGTTCGGTGACCAGGCCGGATTAGCCACTCTTTTTTAGTCGCTCCCCGCAGCGCTCTGCCTGGTGTCCTCGCAGAATCTCATCCAGGCCCTGCTCAGGTCGATCAGCTCCCAATGGTAGCCCTGCCTAATCATTTCGTCCCAGGCTTGGGTGATGCTCCAGCCCTGCATCCGCACCCGAAATTCACCGACCAGCAGGCCGGTGCGGTCCTGGCCATGCGTGCAATGCACGAATATCGGCCAGTGATTCGGATCGCACAGAGCCACCAGCGCCCGCGCCACGCAGGCATCGGCGGCTACGATAAACGATTGCGCCAGGTCTCTGGGCGGCATCGGGATTTGTATCACCGGCACGGCCGCCGCGGCATCCGACCCCTCGTCCTCATAATTGAGTTTCAGGATCGTGCGAATCTTGAATAGCCGCACCAGCCGCTCGAAGTCGTCGCCCACGGCTGCCCGCCGCGATAGACCGAGCCGTCGATTACCGAGTCAAAATTCACGATGCCGATGAGATCGGGATAGCTACCCACTCTTTTTAAATCGCTCCAAGCGCAGACGCGCTCCGCTAGTGCTCAGTTATGCGCCGGAGTGCCCGGCACGATCGAAAATCCCGTCGCGGCTGAGACCACCACGTTCACTGTCAGGTCCGCCTCTTCCGGGGTCGTCGCCGGCGGCAGCGTCGCGACCGCGCTAATCACCGTCCCCGTCGCCAGCATCCCGGCCGCTTTCATATTGCATGACAGGGTGTCAGCACTGGGAGTCAATGCCACCGGCGCACTGGCCAGCGGATTATTGCTCGCGTCGACCCCATTCGCCTTGACCGCCCAGGCGACAGTCACCCCGGGCGGCAGCGCGCCCACCGGATTCCCGGCGTCGTCCACCAATGCCAGCGTCAGGTTCTCGTTCTGGTCATCCATCAAAATTGCTGTAGCCACTACTTTCCCTCCATATTTGATTGCCGTGTGCCGCTGTTCTCTGCGGCCGTACTGAATCCACCAAATTAAGTATGCGAGCCAGGCCGCCCAGGGGTTCATTTGTTCAGGTACTGCAGGACGGCCATTCCTGCGACCGAGACCGGGTAATTGTCGGGCGGGTACGGACCCGAGCACGCCACCATCAGCCGCACCGTGTCACCGGCATTGACCGGGATGTAGTACGGCGCCGTATCGCTCTTGTCGATGTCCGAGTTCAGCGAGGTCGGGTTGGCATACCTGTCCCAATTGTTCCAGGCGAAGATCGTCCCGGTCGTCACGTCTTGCAGAAGATAGGAGACATCCGCCACGCCACCCAGAACAGGTGAACCAGCAGAGTCCGCCCCGATCCAAACCCACGAGTACGGCACTTCTATATGAGCGCCTTTATTTACCCAATCGACATAGGCTGAACTGCCAGTCGGGTTCCCCTTGGCGTCAGGACTGCAATGCGTCCCGCCGGGGAGATTAATCCATTGCGATTGCAGCTCGTTAGGGTCGGGGGCCACTGCCGTCTTTGGCGTCTGCATCGTGCCGCAGCCAATCAGCAATGCGCATAAAGCTAGGCGGAGCGCAGCGGAGCCGAGCAAAGGAGTCTGCGACGTGCGCACAGCGGAGCGTGAGCGGAGCGATTCAAAAATCATGTTAGGTGCTTCGGAACCGTAATCGTCAAGCGCTGATTGCCGATCCCCGCCGTGTCAACCTTCAATTGCCAGGTGATCACAATCAGCAGGTTACTCACGGTCCCGCTCACGAGGTTCACCACCACCGAGAGCACGCGGACGCGCGGCTCCCATCTGGTAATCGCCTCGACGATATCCCTGACCAGCGCCGGCCGCGCGACCGTAATCGGCGCGTCGAGCAATCGCCATAAATCGCAGGCGAAGATCGGCCGCAGCGGGTCGCTGCCCTGCGGTGTCGAGAGGATGATTCCGATGCAATGGTTGATATCGGCGATTCCCTGCACCACGTTGCCAATCCCGCTGCCGGGCAGGCCGGTCACCGTTGACGAATCGAGACACAGCGACCAGTCCGCCGACGTGATATCGCCAAGAGTGATTGCCCCGGCCGGCATAATCTCAGATTTTTAACTCGCTCCGCTTACGCTTCGCTGTGCGCACGTCGCAGACTCCTTTGCTCGGCTCCGCTGCGCTCCGCCTAGTGTCTTCGGCCTTCCCGATCGTAATCTCTTCGCAAAACTTTGAGGCATTCGACGCAGAGGCTGTCCCACAGTCCGCGATTGTTTTCGTTCGGGGCGTTCGCCGGGTGATAGAGCAGGTTGGCGCCGATTCCGCTGGTGATCGCTTTGTCGTTGACGCTCCAAGTCGGCAGTACCTGGTAATGCAGCGCCATCTTCACCCCGTCATCCAGCAGCGCACAGCGCTCGACCTGATTGCCGTCGCAAAGCCGAATCCGCGTCTGGCTGTCCCTGATATGAATTGTGTTCTCGTTCATTTTAAGTCGCTCCACTTCGTTCCGCTGTGCGCACCGAGATTTCTACGCGCCTCGCGGACTCGTTCGCTCGGTTCGCTCTGCTCACCTGGTAGCAGACTCGTTTGCTCGCTCCGCGCGCAGACGCGCTCCACTAGTGTTTTTCATAGCGCGGCACCCGCGATGACCGCCGACATGAAGAATCCCCACTGTCCCAAATCGGTATGATTGGTCGCCACCGTCACCGCGTTGCCGTCCTTGTCCAGGCAATCGGTCCACACCTCGGCCGAGTAGAAGTCCGGCCGTATTTTGGTAGTGCGGCAGGGGCGCCCGTCGATACGCGTGCTGACGACGGTCTCCACCGGCGCGCAGCCGGTGAGCAGAATCAGCAAGACGATTAGTATCCTCATTTCCTAGTGGCACAGGCTTCAGCCTGTGTTTTGCTTTCCTGAAAGACCACCGGCTAAAGCCGGTGCCACTTTAAGAAGCATGGCTTTCGCACAGCATCAGCAATGCCAGCGGGTCGCAGTCTCTCAAATCAGCGGTCAAGGCCACTTCTCGGCCGCCGGATATCTGAGAAACAACAGCGCCGCCTGGGAACAAACGTAACTCAGCAGAATCGGATTGCGCGCCTTGGGGTTCCCCAGATGGCGCGCCATCGCCTCGATCGCGAAGCCCAGCAGGTTCAGGAATCCGTAACCGTCTTTGGCGTACTGCACGAAAAAGGTGCTGAGCGCCTCTTCGCTCTGCTCGCTGGTTCGCTCGATGCGCCAGAGCTGCACAGGAGCCTTCACATACTCGGAGGCCGGGTTGAGCGCCGCCACCGAGTCTTCGTTCCAGGAGAGCCCCGATTCTATCACCATGTCGCCGTGGCCCATGATGAAGGCGTGTGACGGCACGAAGCCGCCTTTGTACTCTTCGTGGATCTCGCTGATAAAGCTCGCTATCAGGTCACCCATCAGGTTGTTCACTCGCACCAGGCCGATATCCCCCGCCTGCCGGTCTTCCCAGCGAACCAGCTTCATTTAGATCGCCGGATTGCACGGTGCGCTGGCGGAAGCGGCTGAATGCGCGCGACGAAGTCGAGCATGGACTTCATCTCGTCCAGGCGCCTGTTAAGGCCGTCCAGGC